CGGTTGCCTATAACAGCAACCCTGCTTCGCTCGACAATCTCGAGCAATTAATAATCAGTGTTCTGAGCGTTATCCCAGTGGGGTACACAATCGGAGCGGTTGAGAAACCAACGGTTACTCAGGTCGGGCCTTCGAACGTATTGGTCGCAGATATCAGAGTTTCTACCTACTACACTCAAACAAACTAAGGATAAATATAATGGCAACCACAGTAATCACAGGTCGCGATATTTCTCTATCTTTCACAGGTGGAACAGATATCGAAGCCCAAGCAACTTCAGCAGTCCTAACAAAGACTAACCTTCGCGAGACATACCAGACTCTCGACGGCGAGGCTTATAAGACTACTAATATCGAAGGTACATTCGCTCTATCAATGCTTGCTGATTGGGGCAAGGCTAACTCAGTATGCGAGGCACTCTGGACAGCAGCCGAGACAGCACCAGACACAGATATCAGCGTAACTCTTACAGCAGCAACAGGCGCTCAGTTTGTATTTCCAATCATGCCAGAATTTCCTACAGCAGGAGGCGCTGGAACTGATGCTCAGACTGTAGACTTTACATTCAAGGTATCAAAGGGCGCAGTAGTAGAAACCTTCAGTTAAACAATAGAAACGGGAGCAAACAATGCAACAGCAAATAACAATTAAATATGTTGATGGAACGGAAACTACTTACCTAGTTCGTCCTCCAGACTACGCCAAATGGGAAATGACCACTAAGAAGGTTATCTCCCAGTTTGGCGGTATGTGGGACATCCTTTACGTATCGCACTCAGCGATGAAGCGCGATGCAGGCGGCAAGCCAACTAAGACACTCGATGTCTGGATGGAATCGGTCGCAGATGTTGAGGTAGGTGAAGGAAACCCAAAAGTCATCCAAGAGGAAGCGTAAGCCGACTCTTGGTAGACCTGGCTCTAGCCACACAGATCCCGATGGATCACTGGCAAAGCGCCGAGGATATTCTTACAGCGATTGAAATACTAGAGGAGCGTAATCGTGGCAGATGAATTAATCGCCTTCGATAAGACGGAACTCCGCTCTGTATTCAAGGCTCTAAAGAACATGAGCGAAGAAGCAAACGATGAGGCCAAGCGTCAATCAGGCGCTTTGGCTGACTTCGCTAGATCTGAAGTTATCCAGACTGCTAATTCTTTACAGAGTAGCAAGGTAGCAGGTCGTATCGCTCAGGGTTCCAGGGTTAAGAAGTCAAGCCGCATAGGTGAGATAACTTACGGGTTCGCATCTCAGAAGTTCTCAGGTGGCGCAACCACTAGAGATATCTGGGGCGGTTCTGAATTCGGTTCTAATAAATATAAGCAGTTCCCAGTGTGGTCAGGCCGCCAAGGTCGAGGCTCTAAGGGATGGTTTATTTATCCAACTCTGAGAAAGATCCAACCTCAGATAGTGGCTAAGTGGACTCAATCATTCGATAGCATTCTGAAAAGGTGGGGCTAATGGCAACAGGTACTAGAGCGTTAACGCTCAAACTCCTCGCTGACGTTGATAACTTCACTAAGAATCTAGATAAGGCCGATAAAGATGTTATGTCTTTCGGCGATAAAGTTTCGGACTTTGGCAAGAAGGCTGGCCTAGCCTTTGCAGCAGCAGGAGCAGCAGCAGTAGCCTACGCTGGCAAGTTAGCCATCGATGGCGTTAAATCTGCTATTGAAGATGAAGCAGCCCAGGCAAAGTTAGCAAACACTCTAAAGAACGTTACTAAGGCTACAGATGCCCAGATTAAAAGTACTGAAGAGTTTATTCTTCAAACTTCCCTGGCTACTGGTATATCAGATGACGAACTTCGCCCGTCGCTAGATCGTTTGACCAGAGCCACTAAAGATTTAGACAAGGCTCAGCAGTTACAGACTTTAGCCCTTGATATTGCGGCAGGTAGTGGCAAGTCACTTCAAGCGGTCACAGAAGCCCTTTCTAAGGCTCAGGAAGGTAACCTCGCAGGCCTTGGACGCTTAGGCGTTGGACTTGATAAAGCAGAATTAAAGACTCTTACATTCGACCAGATCACGGCAAAACTTGCTGGCACTTTCGAAAACCAAGCCTCAAAGCAGGCAGACACATTCCAAGGAAAGTTAAGCCGCCTTCAGGTGGCCTTCGATGAAGGTAAAGAAACCGTAGGTTCTTACATCCTGACGGCTATTACTCCTTTAATTGAAAGTCTAGTTAAGAATGTAATTCCAGCGATCGCTGAGTTCACTAGCAACCTAGGCGATAAACTTCGTCCAGTTATTGAGTTTATTACTCCGATTACTAATGGACTTAGAAAAGCCTTCAACTCAGTTAAAGATTCTCTAAACGATAACAGCGAAGAATTAAAGCCTCTTATCGGCCTGTTTAAGAACGTCGCAGAGTTTGCTAGAGATGTACTAGCACCAATCCTAAGTAAGACCTTAGGTAAAGCCTTTGAAATCGTAGGCGCTGCAGTAGGCGGACTTATTGACGGCGTAGCCAAGGTAGTTTCATTCTTTGATGATCTTTACAATAAAATCAAGCGAGTAATCGAGATATCTAAGCAGGTAGGCTCGGCTCTCAATCCTTTTAATAACGCATCCTTTCAAACTGGAGCATCTTCTCCAGCAGCCGCTCCGATGGCTCCAGCGATGCCTAACGAACCTATCGCCGCTTATCGCTATGTAGGCGGACAGGGAACCACTAATATCACCGTTAACGGAGCCATCGATAGCGAGTCTACCGCTCGCCAGATTGTAAGTATCCTAAATGACTCTTCAGCGCGTGGAACCCTAGGAAGCGCGGCCTTCTTTTAATGACGGCCTATACACCTTCGTATAAGGTATTAATTAACTCGGTAGAAGTAACAGATGTAACTATCGCTAACCTAACGGTTACTTCTGGACGTACAGATATTAACTCCCAGCCGATCGCTGGTTACTGCCAAGTACAGTTAATGAACCTTAATAACTCTAGTTATAACTTTACTGTTGGAACAGGGATAACGGTTGAAGTAACTAACTCTTCTGGGGCTTATGTCCCTATCTTTGGCGGCTACATATCGGACTTTACCGTAGCGGTTAATCGAGCAGGAAATATTGGCTATACGACAGTTGCCACTGTTACGGCTCTCGGAGCCTTATCTAAACTTCCTAGAATTATTGACCCTGGCGTACTTTCAGCAGATTTTGATGGTGATCAGATTTATAGCCTTCTTTCAGGATATTTATTAGGCCAATGGAATGAAGTTCCAGCAGCCCAGACTTGGGCAACTTATAACCCTACTGAAACTTGGGCTAATGCTATTAATCTTGGCTTAGGTGAAATCGACCAACCAGGAGACTATGAGTTAATCGCTCGTTCATCTTCAGAAACAGATCTTTATTCTCTTTGCGCTGCTATTGCTAACTCAGCCTTTGGAGTCCTGTACGAGGACGCTAACGGTAATATCGGGTATGCCGATTCTACCCATAGGCAGGACTATCTAGCGGCTAATGGTTATACAACCTTGGACGCCAATCATGCTAACGGATTAGGTTTATCATCGACTACTCGCGCTGGAGATCTTCGCAACTTCTACAGCGTTATCTATGGCAATAGCGGAAGCGGTCAGTACACAGCAGAAGACCTAGAGAGCCAATCTCTTTACGGAGTTTACGCTGAATCCTTTACTTCTAGAATTAAGAACGCCCCAGATGCCGAAGCCTTAGCAGATCGTTACATAGCCCTTCGAGCCAATCCTTACCCTAAGTTCGAATCGATAACTTTCGTTCTAGGTAATCCTGAAATCGACAATAGCGACAGAGATGCACTTATTAACATCTTCTTAGGTCAGCCTGTATGGATTCAGAACTTACCTGGAAATATCAACGATGGCTCATTCCAGGGCTACATCGAGGGCTGGACATTCAGAGCAAGCCTAAATAACCTGAGCGTTACTTTTAACGCGTCTCCTATAAACTTCTCCCAAGTTACGGTAAAATGGGAGCAGGTAAACGCAGCAGAGACTTGGAACACCCTAAGTCCTACCCTTACATGGATTAACGCGATAGGAGTCGTAGCCTAATGGCAACAACAACAACCAACTTTGGCTGGGATATCCCTCAGTCGACTGATCTAGTAAAGGATGGCGCTACTGCCATCGCTGCACTTGGCCAAGATAT